AACAGGAAAATCACTTTTAGTTACCTCTGGTGTTCGCAGTAATGAAAAACAAAAAGAGTTATATGATAAGAAAGTTGCGGAGTTAGGAGGCAACGAAGCCGCTGCAAGAAAATTGGTTGCTGAACCTATGCCACCTCTTGGTAAAGGTAGAGGAAGTTTCCATCTTAAAGGTTTTGCACTTGATATTAATTCCAAAGGAGCTGCAGGACTAAATGCTCTTGCTGGACCAAGAACAGCACCAACAGGTTGGTTAGAATCATATGGGCTTTCACGACCAGTTGCAAATGAAGATTGGCATATTCAACCGTCTGGAAGTGTTCCAACAGCAGACAATCCTGTTAATCCTGGTGCACCAACACTCGTAGCAGATAAGAGTGGTAAACCTATTGAAGTAAATAGTGGTAAAAAAGAAACAATTGGCCCAGCTGCAAGTCCACCATCAACAGGAACACAAGTTGCTGCGGCTTCAAGTGATGTTGCGGCAGGTCAAAGACAACAAGCAAAACCATCTACACCAGTTATTATTAATGCTTCAACAACCAATAATACAAAAGTGCAAAAGAACGAAACGGTTGCAGTTAACAAACCTCAAAATACTGCTGGCATGTTGGCCGCCAGAGCCGCATAAAAAACCCCGCCGAAGCGGGGTTTAGCACTTGCATGGGATTGTTTACTTCGTTTCAGCGAGCGACTTAAAGTAATCTAAGTCCTCATCTTCAACACTAGAGGTATCAAAAGGAACATCTTCTTCCTTCAGAGTATCTAAACTATCAATTGCTTTAGTTTTAGGTGCTACAGTACCTTCAAAACCAAGAACTTTATCCAAACGAGATTTCAATTGCTCATAAGGTTTAAATTGCTTCTTCTCAGAAAACTCTTTTAAACCAAACTCTGATTTCCAAAGTTGCTCAAGTTTCTCATCATCACCTTCAAAGATTGCTGACTTACTAGCAAACTCCGATTTATCATAATTACGATAGCCTTCAACATTACGAATCTTTAATTTGAAGTTAGCGCCTTCCCACATATCAAATGGGTTAACTGGTGTTTCATCAGCAAACTCAGGATTCATTGCTTCTGTAATCTTATCAAAAATCTTCTTACCGAATTTAAATAATTTTACTTGGCCTTCGTTAGCAGGATTACTTGGGTCAGAAATAACCAAAATATTAGCAACATAAGATAGTTTACGCTTTTGCTTTCTTGCGATATCTTTGTTTGCTTCAATGCCAGAATTCCATAATGTATTGTTATGCTCACAAACTGGACATTTTTCATTAATTGTTGTTAAGCAATTATCAATGAACCAACCACCAGGTCCTTGGAAACCGTGTGAGAAAACACGAACCCATGGAAGAGCATCGTCACCATCAGCCGCTGGTGCTGGTAGAAAACGAATGACTGCCATGCCATTGCCTGCTTTATCTACTTCTGGTTGCCAAAAACGAGTATCATCTTTAGAACCAGCTTCAGCAGGTTGTGATGTTGCTTCAATTGCTTTTGTGAGTTTAGCGAGGTCAGAACGGCCACGCTTTAGGTTTGCAAAACTACTCATAGTATTTCCTTTCGTATAAACGGAGTATTAACGGTATATAAACGACTTATTCACACAAACATAGTATATCATTTATTTAGTAGCGTGTCAAGCGTTTTTATAGTTTCTTTTACATCTTTGTGAAGTATGCCTACACCACCTGCTTTGTTCCATGCCGTAATGACATCAGGTGTATCATCAATAATTATTGAGCTAGGATTTGCCCAATCTTTTTTATGCCTACGACCAGGTACAACATTGGCTTTATAATTAATTCCATGTTTTCTTAACCATCTAATTTTTTGGACAGTTACTTCACCATGAAACTTCTCGCCGCCAGATGAAGATAGTATTTCTACATGGATATTTGGATGTTTGCGAATGTATGCTAACAACTCTTTGCCACCAGGAAACCATTCTAACTCCTCAAAAGCTTTTTGGTTTAATATGAAATCTTCCCAATCTTTTGACCAAGTTTTTCGGTCTCTTTTGGCCAATGACAAGAATCCATATAATTCTGTAAACTTCTTTTCAAAATCACACAGAACTCCATCCATGTCTAGGTATATCGTTTTAATCATTATATAATCTTTTTAAGTATCAATTTATATTTTACTACATCTTTGGGTAAAAAGTGGGCATATTTCGTTAGCTTCTTTTGGTATTCTGGCCAACGAATTGTGTCGGTGATTTTTTTGTTCCACATAGGCAAGAAACCTAGTATTTGGGCTAACAGGCAAAGAGTTTCAACATGAATCTCCTTACGCAAAGCTTTCTTTAACAGTATAGGATATTCACCATCAACCACTCGTATTACATCATTCGGATCTTTACAATCTTCAAAAATAACTTTACAATCATTCTCAAAAATATACGACAACGATTGGATAATCTTTTGATGCTTGCGAAAATTCACTTCCGCATCTTCTGTCAATAAATCACCAACCCAAACATTTTCATTTTCTACAAAGTTAGCAACCAGAAAAGAAACCAAATCGTCTTTCTGTGTTACCTTACGGGCTAACTTATAAAAGTGGTATTTGTCCTTGCGATTCTCAAAGACCAATTTTGATGTGTTTGTCTTGCCGTTATACTTAAAGAAATCATATGTTTGTTGGTTGAAATGTAATTTGAGCGATTGATACAAACTAAACGCTTCATAACCATCAATCATATTGGTAATCGTGATCCTTTTTCTTTCAGTAAATTTAAATCCATTGCATCAGCCGTCAACTTAGATTTTAAATTAGCATTCACCAAAGTGGCAGCTACTTCAATTTCTAATCCAGTTTGTTTACAGTATTCAACAATAGCTTCAATGTAATTGTAATCTGTATTTGCCACTAGACCATCAATTGCTCTAGCAAATTTTGCCATCTCGTCTTTTGTAGGCATTATCTGTCCGAGCTCTCACTATGTTCTGCTTGTCTAGGAAATGGCCAATTAAGTTTTTGAATCTCCGAGAAATCAAACTTTGGTGTTTCAAATTCTTCGGTACGCCATTCAGGTGGTTCTTCACCATAATCAAAACTATTACTATGGTCATCGACAAAATCTAATTGTCCATTAAAACTAAATCCACAACCTTTTAAGAACATCTCAAATTCATTAACAATACTACCTAAAGATTCACCATTGAATTCAACCGTTTTCTTTGAAACAATGCCATCGCTAAATGGCATTGGTTCATCTAACTGCTTGTTGTGCTACATTGTGTGATTGCGCTGAAGCAGCAAACGCAATACAAATTAAATCCGTGCTCTGAACATACGAGCAACGAACCGAAATTGGATCAATTCCTTTTTTAATGGCTTCATCCATGTTTGCAGCCATGAGTGACCTATCGTGAATATTAAACCAAGCAATTGAAATGATTGTGGCTAATACTAATGTAGAAACACAAATGACGATTGTTTTGAAATCGTTTATTTTATCTGTAATCATATTGACTTTAAATCCTTCCTGTTATAAAAAATGTGCCGACCAATGACGGTCAATCTTTCCATATTTCGCCATTGAGGATTAACATAATCGGCATGGTAAAATAAGGCACCCTTAGATGGATCTTCCATCTTTTCGTGATTTACATATACATAAACTGCAAGTTCACGAATACTATTATATAACGAATTGTTTGTGTTTGTCAAGACCTTACTGGTAGATATTGCCTTTGGTCGTTCTTCGCACCACCAAGAAAACTGGCAAATGTTCTGAATTTTTTGTTTGACTACGCCACAAATGTCATTTTCAAATCTACCGCTTTTAACACGATTGATGGTGACAAATGCTACGGCAATTTTACCAACTTCTGGTTCTTGCCCAGCTTCAAAGTAAATGTTTTCTGCTAGACACTCAATCTGTTTCTTGGCATCTGAGCTCATAATATTGTAATTTGCTTTATAAGGCATAGACCGCAAATTGTTTACTGAAGCTACTGCTGTTACTGTTATACTCGCAACCAGTATCATTGTAAATAAAACAATAGTTTTTTTCAAAATTTCTCCTTTGTGTGTGTTAAACGGCCGA